CTTAATATCCTTTTTAATATGCATTTCAGTCAGCCGAGCCAGTATGAGCATCGGCCTCATATCAAATAGACCGCCTTCCGGGCGGAAATAGGGAATGCGGCCTCTAGAAAACCCGCTGGCGCGTTTTGCTTGCCTTTGGCTATCCACCTAGCCAAAAGAACAAAACACGAACACGTGGCTTTTCAAAACGAAATGCGGGGCATTTTAGATCGGAGGGAGGGGAAAGGCGGGGAAATGGGGCGGGATCAGTGCAGGGTGGGGATTTCAGGGATGTGGATGCGAGCCCAGATGCTCTCCAGTTTGTTGTTTAGTTTTGCATAGGCCAGCTTTTCGACCTCGTTGAAATCATCCGCCGCGACGAGCCCGGTGTCGCGTGCGGTTGCCATACCTGATGCGATGGCGGCCGAAATCTCGGCTTCATCCTTGCCGTGGAATCGTGCGACTAATACGAAATCGGCAAATTGTTGCGCGAACATATCCGTCACGATTTCAAATTCGTCGTGGCTAAGCATCGGCCCCAGCAATTGCCTTGGCCCTGATTTCTGCAGCCAATGCAGGCGGTAGCGGGGCCAACTCGCGATTCAGCAAATCGCTTATGGCTTTTGCAATACCGGCCTCGCTCATGCCGCGCTGGCGCAGATCAGCAACGGCCTTCGAAATCTCGCTAGATATGATTGCAATTAGTTTTTCTCTCGCCATTGGCGACTCCCGATGATTAGGAGCGAACCACCAACGCAAATAGCCGCGACGGAGCCATATGCAAAAAGCGGAGAGAAACCGGCAGACAACAAAGCACCGGAAGCCCAAGGCGCAAACGTCGCCAAGGCAATCGTTCCAACAATCCCAGCAATGGCCTTGCCGCGGTTGCCGCCCAAAGGACGGGAAATGAATTCGATATTATCGTTCGCCGCTATACGGCGACGCTTCCATTGTCGCTGTAGAAGCGGCTGCCCGTTGACGACACAGATCGTTGGAAGTCGCCATGTCCAACGTAACTTGCCATCTATCTTCTCCTGCTTGGACCAGCCCTGTCGCAACAGGAATTCCGAAATCTTCTCTCCCGGAACGGCATCAGCCGCCCTTTCTACAAAGCTGGGCTCAATCCTGTGCTCGATACGGACGCGAGCGTTGTCCGATGCCCGTCTGCGACGTTCCGATGATGGCTTCGGAGCGCGGATACGAGCGACACTCGATTTAAGGGCGACTTTTGTCATTGATTGGCCCCCACTCTCTCGCCACGAACATCATTCCAGCGCTTTAGGATCCTGGTACTGATGCCATCGGCCCTCACTGTCGTGAGCTGGGCAAAACTCCCGGTAATGACGAAATCTCCAGTTTCGTTACTGGTAACAATCCTTCGTTGGCACTCCAAAAGCCGAAGTCCATCTACGGCGGGATCGATATCTTCCGGATCCGTTTCCGTACCGTTCGGCAGCGATGCTAGGAATTCAGGCGCGCCCTCAGATGGAAGAATACTGAGATTACCGAGATCGATAATCGATAATGCCGGAAATCCGTAGTCGTCATGATTGCAAATCAGGAAGGCATCGGGTCCATTAGATTCCGAAATTCCAGCAACCAGGACTTCGATTTTTGACGAAATACCGGCCTGCTGCAGAATAGGACGAAACAAGGGGAGCGATTCCCTGAAGCATTCAACCGCGCCCGCTTTCATGGAATCATAACTGTCCCCGACGACGCCCAGCATTTGAGACATAACGGCCGGGCCCAATGCGGGACCGCGTCCAGATACAATCGCGTTCAGGTGCGGAAGGATCATCACCTTCGTTGTTGGAAATGCCAGCCTTCCATCGGGATCATAACTGGCACCATCCGAAATGACGTGAACGGAATCACGCTGAAGCAAAACGTTCAAAGCACTCATACAGCGTATCCTCCGCGCATTGAATTCAGACCAAAGCGATTTCCGATATAACCGGCAATCTCACCATTCCTGGCCATGTCATCTCTAATAATTCCGCTGACGGCTTCCTTGATGATGATATCCAACCGCTCGCCGCCGTCGCTTCTGGAGCGACGCTGCTCGACTTGGGCGCCGACATAGTTATGGGTGTGGACCTCGATGCCACCACCGGCACCGGCACCTAATGCCTGAACACCAAGCTTTCCGATATACGGAGTGTCGTTCATTGCCGGCACAGAAAACCCTACGGGACCGCCTCTCGCGAGAGCGGGCAGCATCGAATTGAAATTAAAACCAGAGTTGATTGCTTCAAGTAAGGCACGATGCTTTTTAGTCGCCGCAGCATTCACAACGAATTCTCCGTTGCTCAAAGCCGCGAGGATGCTATCGCTCGTTCCGGAGCCGCGCCCAACCACCGCACCGCCTTCAGCCATCGCTTTGATGGCGCTAACGCTACCGGCACGGCCGATGCTTGTTACGAGCCCACCGTCCTTGAAGAATGTCGGCACTGCCATCGGACCGGCCGCGCCGACGACCCCAATCGCTGGGGCGCCGCCACCGATACCGCCGCCCATGAAGCCGGAAACCATCTTCCACAATGCGGCCTTGATCAACATTTTGCTTAGATCATTGAGGATCGATTTCGCCATGTCGCGAAATGCTTCGGCGGCGGTCTTGGTGCCGGACGCGACATCGACAATTGAATCCGCGAGATGATCGACGGCGCTAACCGCAAGGTTCTGGAAATTCTTGTTCATGTCCATAGCGGATCGTGCCGCCATGACCATCGGCCCGTTCAGCGCTTCGACCCTTGATGCGAGCGCTCCATACTCTTGCGCAATCGCCGTGATCTGTGCCCGCTGTTCTGGCGATAGTTCGATCCCCCGACGGTTCGCCGCGTTCAGCAATTCCTGTTCTACGCGCAGCTCTGCTGCTTTGCCCTTCGTGAGCCCAATCGCCGCAGCTTCCGCTTGTAAAGACGCAATCTTGTTTTGGCCAGATACCAAGATGGCGTCAAAACCCTGCGGTCTCGTCGATTCTTCCTTGTCCTTCGACGGCAGAATCGTTTTTGGACCTGTTGGCCTGATAGTAAGCGAAAGTGCCGCCTCTTTATTCGCAGCAGCTTGAGCAGCACGAAGCCGTTCTAATTCAGCGATCCAACTGGGATCAACAGGCGACCCCCGCTTCCGTGCTTGATCAATCGCATATTCAAGTTCTCTCACGCTAAGCGCAACGCCGCGATCAAGCTTATCCGCGATGGCGGTGTCCGACAGCCACTTACCTACCGATGCCGCAATTGAAATGGCGAGATCGGCAAGTTTCACCATATCGGGAAGAAGCTCAGCAGCAGCAGCCTTTGTCGCCAACTGCCAGCGCGTCGTAGCGGCAACCCATTGCTTTTCAAATATCTCAGCGCGAGCAATGATATTTGAATCAATAACCGCCCCGGCCTCCCGCGCACCATCGGCTGTTTTCAGGAATGCGGCGCCACCGTTCTCAAGCGTCTTGACCCATTCACGGCTAAGGCCCAACATTTCAGCAACTTGAACTTTTGCGGCCCCGCTGCCGGCGTTTTTTACGAGGTCGGCACCCTTTGCCATGACATCGTTGATATTAAGCAGTTGGCCGTGACGATCATTCAATGAGAGATTATTAGCTTCGAACAGCTTGCCGAGGGTTGTTTCCTGCCTTGCAGATTCCTCGATCAGCTTCGCCATTTTCTCCATGCCGGATGTGAATCCAGATTCAGAGACGCCGCCGCTGAGTGCGGCAAACTTGAACGCCTGAATTCGGTCAAAGGATAAGCCGACTTCGCGAGCGAGATCGGCGGTTTCGGCCAGCGATTTATTGATCTTGACCGCGGATGAAATAATCCCAGCCCCCAGCGTGATGCTGCCCAGCCCAACAATCGAAGCCAACGAGATATTTGCGCTACGACCAAATGCGGTGAGCTTACGATCCGCTTCGGTTAGCTGCGCATTGAATTTTCCGGTCGATAGATCGAGCGGAATGTAAACTCCGCCTACAGATTGAGCCATCTTATCCTCGTGGCTTTCGTGATTGAATTCTTGCGATCTGCCGATCTATGGCAGGCCCATAGGCGGCGATGTATCGATCAACGATCTGATGCTTCTGGCGCTCGTACACTGATCGGAGCCAGCCGATTGGGGCGAAGCAGCCCTTCCCGGAGTCTTCATTGGGCGCGCGGCCGAACTCCAGCAGGGATGCCACCAGCGCCAAATGTGAGTGCTCTTTCTTACTGCGACCTGACGGACCAAGTAGCAATCGAACCCGCAGCCTGTCCCCGGTTGGGACCTGGACGATGCTGAGACGTGACTGGAGATGCCCTTCATCGCGCGGCACCGTCGCTTTCGCTTCATGCAGCGCAGGCAACAATGCAGCACGGCCGGCCTCGGCCATCGGGCGATTCACGATATCCTTCAACGCTCTCAACGCTTCGCGGGTCTGCGGAATACCTCGAACATAGTTACGCGCCATCAGCAGTAGACCCGATATCGCTGCAACGCCTGCATCGCTGGTAATTCGTCCACCATGCGATCGGTATTGAACATCAAGCCATCGCGCACGCTGTATCTCAGCGCGACCATCTCTAAAGCGGCGTTGACGATATCGCGCGGCACCGATGGTTCCGGGGGCGAACCGTCAACGTATCCGGCAGTGAATCTGATCTCGATACAAGCCGGTGTCTGTGCCGTTGCAGGCCATGACTGCGGCGGTGCCAGCACGATTTCGCTGCGATCGTAGCCACCATCAATTACCCTGTAATGTTCTTCTGCGAGAGTTTGCCAAGCAAAATCGGACCCGAGATAGAGAATTGAATCTACGCTAATAAGTGGCGGCAACGGCAGCGCCGTCCTGTCGCAGAAGGAATCCAGCCACAAGCTCCAACTCTGCGGCATCAAGGCGCGGCGAAGCTTTCCTGTGGGTCCGTCCAGTTCGGCGACACAACCCGCAGCAATGCGGAGGATATCGGCAAGATCCGGCGGGTTAGCATCGGCAATTCTTAAATGATCCAGAATTTCTTGTGTCGTAATCGGCAGTCCTGCCGGCGCGACTCGTTGCGTCAGTTTCATTACGGCGATCCGTCGCTAGTAATTGTCAAAACGAATGGTTCGAGTACCGCCACATTGCTGGCAGCATCGGTAACGGTGATTGAAATCGGCCATGACCCGGCCTCGGCGGGGAATCCCTCCAGGCTCCAGCTCGTTTCGCTGGCCTGCACGAGATTCAAGCCGGGCGGGAGAACGAACGCCGGACTTCCATCCGTCAGCGCAACGGTATACGGCGCTATACCGCCAAAGATATGAAGGACCGCCTGATAGACCTGCCCGACAATCGCGGTGGCATCCGCCTCCATCAATAGCTCTAGGCGCGCGCCGGCTACGGTAACGCTTTGCGCTACAGCATCGATTGTGGCTGATTGCTTGCGGACATGATCGACGACAACGGATTTGATGTCATAAAGTCGGTTCTGATAGCGCACCCGCATCGTCGCATCGATGCCAGCGGCATCGCGATAATGTATTCTGAATCTGGTAGTGGTTTCCGCGAGGCGCTGCTTGATCTCTTCGTCGAATGCTTCTCGGCTTCTGACGTCATAAGCCTCGGCCCAGCAACGGCGATATTCATCCCAAGAACGGACAGGCTCATTCGCTCCAGAGATGCCAGTAATTATCGGCCGCTCTATTCTGATAAGTTTATCTAATCGTCCGATTCTCATCAATCCTCGGCCACGATGACGGTCTGTCGGAACTCACCGTTGGTGATCACATCCACCACACGGTGGCCGTCCTGATAACGATACGGCGTCACGGCAATAGGCATATCGGTGCGGCAATGGATCAGCGAGACGACATCCCACAGTTCATTTTCCGTCATGATCTGCATTTTGCACCTCATGAAATGAAAAGTGGCGACACCGGCCGGGGCTCTACACTTCCGGTGTCGCCTTGTGATCCTCAAACCCGCTCGTTGAACCCGTCAAGCCGGGTAAGGAAGCAGCGTGACGGTAGCTGGCAGCAAGTTTGATTGGCGCGATCACGACGCCTTCGCCGCGCGCCATGCCTGCGCAGGCGAAACGTCGCGGCACCGCGAGAATGGCAAAAACCCGCGATGCCGCTCGACCTCAACGCGCTACGCGCAAGAAGTCATATTGCTTTACGCATTCAGCAACGGTGAACCACCGACTGCGAAATATCCATGAACAAACGACTGAGGACGGTACACGGTGAGCGCAAGACGCTCTTCGATACGAATCGCCAGGATGTTCTTTTCAAAATCATCGTTGTTCTGATTCGCGACCTCAACAGTAGCCTGTTGACGGTCCCAGACCTGAGCCGCGATGTTGAAGGCCCCAACCATGAACTGACCGGCTGGAATAGCCATGGTATCGACCACAGGAAGCGACCACATACCGGGCGCAGCAAGACCACGCGGCGATGCCCAGATGTACCGTTCATCTTCCGTAGACTTGTCCAGCTCGATTGCAGCCCAATCGAGCGGATTCATAACGATGCCGGTTGCGCGGTATTCTGCGGTGCGGACCTGCAACATCGCCAAACGCAAAATGTCTGCACGGCTGATCGGAGCCTTGGCATATTGCAGCAACGTGGTTTCGCTGAAGGTGGTCGCCTGCGGAATGACGCCCAACAGGTTGTTCGTCATCCCGTTACCGGAAAGCAATTGCTGCTCTTCCAAGTATTTCAAACCATAGCGGCCACGAGTGTCGATATAGCTCGCCAGCATCGGCACGTCGTCAAGCGCCTGTTTCGACGCCTTGAAGATATGTGCCAGCGTCTTCACAGTGGTCTGCGCGATGTCGAACGTCAGATCAGACTTAGGTTTCGCGGAGTCCGGATTTTCAGCAACTGCCGCGGCATTGTTGCTGAAGCCGGATTCCTTGACGTACTCGACGGCGTTGCTGGTAGTCTGCCCCTGCGCAAACAGGTCGCGAACAGTCATAGGACGATCGGGCGGCGCAACGATGCCGGGTACACGATGAGGCTGGATTGCATCGCCAACACCGCCGGCACCGGACGTTGCAGACGTCAGGGTAGCGTTGGATTTCAGGTGATAGCGCGCGGTGCCGCGCCCCTTAGCCTGAAGTTCCTTGAATTCGTCGGATTCGGTGAACTCCTGGCCAACAGACTTGCCGGCGAAGGCAATAGCATCATTGGTGCCGCGTCGAGCAAGCTTCTGCTCGACGACGACAAGGCGCTCCTGAAGTTCGGCACCAGAACCGGACAGCTTTTCGAGCGCCGATTTCGTTTCATCCAAAACCTTGCCGTGCGTCTTGATTTCTTCAGTTGCCTTCTCGGCAAAGGTAGTGATCTCGGCATCACGCTTTGCAAGCGCGTCCATAACGGACTTAAGCTCAAGATGCGCGTCAACGCGATCGGCAACGGCGACCGACTTCCTGCGGAACTCCGCAGGATCGATATCCTTAGTCATTTTGTTTTTTCTCGTTAGATTCGAGGTAGGGAGAAGGACTCGATCTGCGTCACAATGGCGCTCAAGTCCGCGTTGCTCGCCCTGTCATCGGCATCCCGCGCGATGTGCTTAAAACCGTGACTGGCGATGGTCGCGGCCTGAGACCTCGAAAACCCTGCCTCCCGCAAGATCATTTCGAACTCTCGAACTGTCGGAAGCCCGCCATTAGCAAGCTTCCGCTTAACGCTATCAACCCGCGCATCGTCGAGCGCAGGTATCGTAACCAAACTAATTTCTTCAAGGTCAAGACGCAGGAGGGAACGAATTCCCGTCTTTTCATCGAAACTGGATTCTCGGGTCCAATATCCAATGGACATGCCGGTAACCACGCCGGCCTTCATAAGAGAAAGCGCCTCGCGTGCCTGCGCTACGTCGTCAATTAGCAACCGGCCCTCAACGTACAGCCCGTCTGAGTCTTCCTCAACGATATCGAATGGCCCAACGGGAGAATCGGTCTTATGCTGCCAGAGAATCGGGAACGGGCGACCCTTTGCCTTGCGGGCCGCGATGGTCTCCGCGAAAGCGCCGGGCATAACGCGCTCGTTATATGAGTCAACGATTCCAAACAGGCTGGCATGACCGCTGAAGCGCCCGGTCTCGGCAGCCTTAACGGACAAATCAAAATCTCTGATTTTCAAATTCATTGTTCTTGACCCATTCCTAATGCGCTTCTCATCGCCGCTCGCGCGTCAATGGCGGTGCCGAGCTTATCGAGCGGTGCAAGATTGGTTTGCGCGGTGAGGAAATCCGATCCTTCAATGAATCTCATGTTAGAAGCCCGCCTAGCTTCCGCTCTGGTCATCCATCCGTTTTGCACGGCACTGGAAATGAAGTTAGCCCTGGCAGTAGAATCCATCTGCAACAAAGAATCTCTGTTGAATTCGGCATAGACGCCGCGGCTGCCCGGCCCCAACAATTGCTTTCTAATCCGGCGCTCGATGCGCTTAAGTATCGGGTTGAGTCCGGTTGCCAGCCACTGCAACTGAATCGTTTCAATGCCGGTGCCCCATGCGGTGACGCCCTCGGCGGCGTGGCCGATCACGATAGGCGGGACGCCCATAAACATGCAGATTTGCTCGGTGCTGAAGCGCCGAGTTTCCAGCAACTGCATGGTTTCAGGGTCAAGGCTGAGTTGCTCGTAATCTAGGCCGGCCTCCAGTACGATTACCTTTCCGGCCTTGCTGCTACCAACATATTTCTGCAGGATATCGTTTAGGTCGGAGCGCTGCGTTTCACTCAATTCGCTCTGTGATTTCAGAACGCCAGACGGCATCAACCCATTTCCAAGCAATTTTCCGCTGGATTCTTCTGCGGCTGTTGCCGCTCCGAATATCTGGGAGCCGTAGCGAACAGGATTAAGGCCCTCATCACCACCGAAACCAAATCCCTTTACATGAAAGACCTTGTCGGGCGGAAGTTCGTACAGCTTCCCCCGATCACTAAATCTGTAAAACAATTCGCGGTTATGGTCACGGCAGACCTCAACACATGAAGCGGGAAGGAATTCCAACGCAACGATGCGGTTTCCCTCTCTCACGATTTCGGAATAGGCATTCCCGCGAGCGCATAGCCACGCCACCATGGACTCCCAATACTCAAGGGAAGTCATATCGGCGTTGGGCGACTCATTGATGATATAGGATAGCGGGTGATCGATCTTGACGCGCCCACCATTCGCGTCCTCTTGGTACATCGGCAACGGCATCGCCGCACAAGCTTGGGCGGTAACTCTGGTGCATGCCCAGAATGCCGCTAACTGCAAATCGGTTTCTAGCGATGTGGATTTTCCAGAATGCGACGGCTCAGCAAAGAGTCCGCGGGGAATGTCTCCTAACCCAAACGAATAGGTTACTTTCATTAAATCACCATGACCGGGGCCTTTATGAACCCTTCTAGTGTTGGCTTCTTTTCTTCCTTGAAGCGCTTCGCGGTGTAGAGCGCCATAATCAGGCAGATGGCGGGATCGATTCTGACAGGCCCGCGCTTGTTTGATTTCGGCTTATCAAGCTTCAGCATCATTTCTTTGGATGGCGTCACAACCGCATTAACGACGCTGGCATTCAAAACCGGGTTTGAGCCGTGCCGGATGCGGCCGGTCGTGCAGAGTTCTTGGACGAATTCGATCGCCGGACCCATTGTAGGAGTAAAGCCCTGCCGGAATTCTTGCGCCGGCATCTCGACATCAATGGCCTCAAGGTCTTCTTTCAGTTCCTCAAAACGATGGTTGTCGTAGGAAATGGTGCGGACATCGTATTCTTCGAGAATTGCCGCGATATCCTTCGCCACCGAAGAGGTGCGAATGACCTTGCCCTCGATGACATTAATGTACTCGCCAGCAACCCATTCCTTGAAACGTTCAAGCTCGGCGGGTTTCCGACTCTTCAGTCCTTCTGATGGCGTCCAGTTCCAGCACAAGACATCGTACCCTGGCTCCGGCCTCTTATCGTCCGGGAACGCCAGAACCAGCGACGTTAGGTCGCCGCGCGCTGCGGTAGATAGGTCTAGCCCGCCGTAACAGGTCTTTCCCTTCAGCTTGTTACGAAGGTTCTTTGCATCAACTGGACCGGCACATTCCTTCCAGATGTTCGCGCCAACTAGGCGCAGCTCGGACTGAGCATCCACTCTTTGATTCAGCCGATATCGCCTGTAACCTGGTTCAAGAGACGAATTGCTGCGGGCACGGTCCCGCGATTTCTTGATCGCTTTTAGATCAAGGAAGCTACCCCACGAAGGATTTGCCAGCTTCAGGGTTTCGTCAGAAAAGGCATCTGCCTCCATGGGAGCGGTATGCAACTGGCAATACATAGATTCATTTTCGGGCGCGGTATCGATCAGCCGCGAAAATGGGTGATCATCGGAATCGGCTTGCGTACTGAGAACGACGCCTAACGTCTCGTCGGTCTTCCCTTCAGACTCCAACAAAACGGAAAGCAGCCGACCATCAGGCGCCTCGCCGGCTTCGTCATAACACCAGAACACGGGGGCCAGACCCGATGCGCCGGAGGCATCGGCCGATAAACATTCAAACTTGGAATCCAGCCCATCGCCAGAGGTGACGGTGAACTTCCAGTCGGCATCATGTGGGTTAATGACTGCAGCGAACTCGGGGACGCGGAGAATGATATGCTTCATCTCCTCATAAAGTATCCCGGCCTTTTTTTGTGAGATGGAAGCGGCGTACACCTCGTTTCGTTCCGCCGCGAAGGGACCGACCAGGAACGCAAGGCAGATACAGGCCGTTAGCGTAGTCTTGCCGCCAGCCTTGGGCATAGACAAGATGGCGGTAGAAACCTTTCGACCACCCTTGCAGTCGTCTGCGAAGGCGTTCTGCAAAAACTCGACCTGAAAGGGCAACAGCTTCATACGGCTGCCGCGCCTTCGACCCTTGGTTACGGGCAGCCATTCAATAAACTTTATGAGCTGCTCGACGCGGGATAGGCCCTTACGCTTCCAAGGAAGGCGCCGTTTCGGCATTTCGCGCAACTTCTCGCGCGCGGCTATGATTCGAGATGAACCTAGCCCCCTACTTCCCATCTATGCTCCAATTAAGTCTCAAAAGCTCAATAAAATAAAGGATTCATCGAAAAGAACTGACTCGACGAGACGCGCACCGGTACTGAGGCCGAAAGGTTCGCGACTTTTCAACCGCCCTCCCCCCGTCAATCGGCGTGACCGTTCGTCAGCGTGGCTAGGCTCGCTTGAAGCTCGGCACTCTCGCGCTCTACATCACGAACGATAGACTCTGCGCTCTCTGTAGTCCGCTCCAATTCGCTCATTGCATTCGACAGGTTGATATCAATGCCTGCGATCTTCTGGCGTGCTGCTGCCAATCGATCACGAAAGCTGGATGCGAGATGGCGGGCGCCGGTTACGTTACGATTCATCACGTCCGTCATCGGTTGCGGGCCAGTCTCGCCAGCCATCGTCACGACCGGCAGCGTCGTCTTTGGTTCGATATCCGCAACGCTTGCGCGGAATGGTAATGACCTCAGTCTCATCTGCAGCCTTTATCGCCTTTGTAGTGTAGTTTGTTCTCATCAATTACCTCGATAGAACGGATGCCGCTCATCTACTGGATAGCCATCGGTGCCAAGCGCGGCGCTGTAGCCAATGGATTCTTCACTTTGCAGAGTTGAGTCATGGCATCGCTTACAGGCGGATTGTAGCGATGGCAGATGGAAAAACCTGTCGGGATGTAGTGCCGCTCTATCACGATGGTGCACAACCTCCGCCCTAGCGGTGCGGCAGACTTCACATATCGGATTAATGGATAGCTTCAGCTTACGTATCCACTTCCATTGGGGCGTCTGATACAGCTTGCGGTGCGGGTTGGCGGCACGCTTGGCATCATGTCGACGGTTGCGCGCAACACGCTCTGTGGGTATCCTTACACACATTAATTTTCTTTGGTGGATTCGATGCTCAAGCGCTTTTCTGAGTTGCTTCCGGCCGTCACAGCCGCAGCGCTAATTGTCACGGCTCTTTTCAACATTGGATTTTTTAATTCGGTCGGAATTCACTTTTTGGGCGTCGTCGATCTATCGAATGTTGTCTATACATTCGGACTTGCGTTTGGCTTGATATTGTCAGTAGCAATATTGGTAGGCCAAAGCGCGCTTGAGGCGCACGGAAAGCACAATCCGGACTTCGTCAAACAATTTTCGCAATTCACCACCGTTTCGTTAATCGTGAAGATAGCGCTCATCGTAGCGGTGATCCTTCCGCTTATTCCACAGTTCCGCGAACACATGGCACCATATGCGAGCATTGTCGGATATTACCTTAGCATATTCTTTATAACAGCATTGATGTGCGCAAACCGCGCCTATCTTGCATATCGGGCTGAAAAGAAAATGTTGGTGGGCGAGGTTGCATCCTCGCTTGGATTTACTGTTGTCACCGTATTTTTGGCTGGCGCTTATATTGCTCACCAAAACATATTTGAATTAACAACGTACACGGTCACAACGAAGAACGGGACCACTTTGAACCAAGCGCGCCTCGTCCGCAGCTCATCTTCGGGCTTTCTAGTCGCAACGGATGGCGCGATCCGCTTCTTGCCTTCTGGCGAAATTACAGAAATTAAGGCGAACAGACCCGTGGCACGCTAAGCCGCCACCTTCTCAGCCTCGGCTTTACGCAATCCTTCAAGGATACGCTTTGCTTCAGCCAAGATCGCGGCTTCGTTGTCATTGGTACGTGCTGGCGCAGGCTGCTGGATTCTCGACTGGTTTAGGCTGACCACAACTGACTCCTGTGCTTGGCTGATAGGCCGTGAAGGATTTCGCCGGTGAAGTGGATTGCTTGTCACCGTCTCGGAAAGAACCGCGACACCGACATTGCAGTTATGCTGTTGACGCTCGCCGCTTGGCATATGGGACCCGCACCCTTCGCTGCGCTCGGGCGCACCCATATCAATGTGATTTTTTGAATTACTTGAAGGGTTTACCGCATGAGACTCGGTGCGTAACGCCTTCTTATTATAAGTAGTATCGCGTGACAGACCGAGTCTCACCGCTTTTTGCCTGCGATAGTAGGTGGCTTTTGAGATTCCCAACGTCTTCCAAGGTTTTTGACTTTTGATATCGGCGCGGTACTGCTGACGTGTGCGGTCTCCTGACCTGCGGCGGAACCTGGCTTGTCTAATCCTGGCCTTCTCACGCTTCATATCCTCGAATTCATCTTCGGTGACATCGGCGGGCTTGATCGACCAAAGTTTCAGTTTCTCGCGACGTTCATAGGTAAGACCCAACATCTGGCCAAGTTCTTCGCCGGTTGGCCGGTGTAGAGGAGTCTCGCTATTAATCCTGTCGATATCGGATTCAGATAACGCGATACCGAATTGTCTGGCCCATTTGCGAACCGCTGCCCGCGCATATTTGGTGCGGTTGTCCTTGCCCTTCACATAGTCGGGCGCCAGAACATGCGCGTTAAACGCGATCAAAAACGGATCAATGATATCTGCGGTCTGATCCGTATCTTTGAAACGATCACGCGCGTCTCGCGTGATATGTGATCGCTTCAGCAGACAATCTTTTTCTTGAGTCCAGGTGTGTTTGTTATTGACTTTTTCAACGCTGTAGTGCATATGCTCCGTACATCAAAGCTAGACTGAATTCGCCCCGCACTCGCAATGCGGGGCCTTTTTGTTTTAGGCGGCGACTTCTTCCTTAAGCTTGCGTAGCCAAGCTTCGTGCGCTTCCGGCGTGACGTATTCCATTTTCCCGATCTTGATTGTTTCAGGGACGCAGCCGGCCTTCTTCATGGTGCGCCAAGTCGAACGTGACTTGCGCAGAGTCTTTTCAAGATAGTCGTTCAACGGGATCAGCTGCGTCATGGTTTAACCTATGGCGTTCGGGCGCGCAGGTGTCTGCACGCTGGATAACGATCGGGCTATGGCTGTTTGAGTATAAGAAAACCCGGCTGTCAGGCCGGGTGTTGCGCGCAATTCCGCGCATGGAAATTCAGAAGCACGAAATTTACTTGTTCTGTCAAGTGCCTCGTTGCCGTCCGACTTCGCGGGTCAGTTCATCGTAATGTCTCGACGCCTCGTCGAGCACGTCAATGATCCTGAATTTCCATCCTGCCGTAGTGCCCTTGCGCTTTTGCTGCATGAGACGCGGCCCCAGTCCAAGCGCGGCGTCACATAAAATATCGAAATCCTCGTCGCCCATTTCCCTCTGCAAGAATTGCAGCCTCACCCGGCAGTTAGGGTCAGTGGCGTTATCGAGGTAGAATTTCACGAGCTTGGCTACAGCGGCCGATTTTGGATCGAGCCCTCGAATCCTCTGATGCTTTCCCAT